GCATTTAATATCAAACTTGGATTATAAACATCATAAGTATAACACTGAACACATCCAGGAGTTGAACTTGGTGTTGGAGTGGGGGTGGGACTAGGTTGAATAGGGGTTGTTGTTCCCGTAAACTTACCAAATAATTGAACTGTATATTGAGCTGTATTAGCTGGTATAATACTTTGTAGGTTCATAGGTCCAGCCCCTACATAAAGTGTGTTCCAATCTGTATTACCAGTTGTCACGATATTGTAATAAGATGGATAAACCGCAGAACAATCTGTTAAAGGTCCTCCACCATTTAATAATATATTTTGGTATTGTTTGGTATCCAACAATGTTCCATTATCATCATAAAAATTATATTCAACATAATAAGGTTCACTTAACATACTACTACTGTTGAGGTAATAGTTTGTAAAACCTAAAGTATAATAATCTTCATCTCTTACATCTCTAATTCTTGGTGAGTTGGTTAAGAATAATCCACTTGTTGTTGGATTCACACCTATTGGTGAACCACTCATAATAAATGGGTCAATGTTAAAATCTTGTAATGTGGCATTACCATTAACACCCATCGTTGAATAAAAGGTTTTATATAAACCACTATTAACACTTGGTGCTCCAACATTTGCTGGTATATCTGCTCCGTTCCCCGTGAAACCAGTTACAGCACCATTTGCTGAATCAGCATATTCATATCCAAATAATACTTGATAGTTGATTGTCTCATCAGCATAAGGTCTTGAATAAGGAAATGTTTGATGTGTGAATATAGGGGTTGTGTTATATAAACTAATCGGTATATTCTCCGTATATGTCTTAACTATTCTTGATACATCAACAATTCCTAAACCATAAGGGTTTGGTGTTGCTTTACCTTGAAAAACTAAATTACCTTCAACATATAAGTCATATACATATCTAAACTTAAAAGTGTTTGTTGTATCAGCACTTATTGTAAAATACAACCCATCACTATATACGGGTTGAAAATCTTGTGGTGTATCTGTTATTACTAAACTCATCTTATTATAATATAATTATTGTGTATATTCATCAAACAAACCTAAAAACCAATCTGCTATTGTATCTCCAAGTTCATCTCTAATTATTGCTGAAGTATTAGCGTATGCTTTATCCAAAAACTCTGTTCCTTGATAACCATATAGTCCTATACTTCTTCTTATTAAGAATACCAAACTTTTTCTTGAAACAAACCTTCCACTTTGGTCTCTCACAACATTCTTGAACCCCGCCTTCTGTACCACCCATCTATCAATAGGTGCGATAGGAGGCCATCGTCCAGGTTTTCTACCATTATTGACATAATACCAATAGTCGGGCATCTTTACAACCAAAGACAATTCACCTTTGTTAATATCACCTACCCACTCAACCTTAACATTTTTTGCTAGATTACCACTAGCAATAGGTGGTGAATTACCCCTCTTTAGAGCACCATAATACCCTTTACTTTGACGAGGGATATTGAGTTGTAATACAATCTCTTGTTGTAGTGTTTGAGCAATCTTATTTAAGTTCTCTTGTAACATTATTTAATTTAATAAGGACAATTAACATAATTAAATGTTGTTATTAAACCCGCAAATGGAGCATCTGGATAAATATTTCCACCATAAGTAAATGTATTATATGGTGTTGCTTGTTGAATTGTTGATGGTGTGCCTATATTAGCATCACAAGTTGTATTTGTGGTATTTCTAAATAATCTAAAGAAGTTATAAGCAACACTTCTAGCAATCATATTACCAGCATTACCACCCGTGAATACAACATAGTTATTTCCATTTGGATGTTGTCCGCACTTGAAGGTATATGGTGAAACACTATCATCAATATAACCAATTAGTGGTTGTCCGCTTCCACTATACACTAAATCATAAGTTCCAGTCAATCCACTAATACTATTACTAACAATATCTATTTGATTACAATAAGGTGCTGGTTCGGGGTATAACTCACAAGCATTTATATCCTCAAATACAACAATATCAGCATTTAACACAACACCACCAACATGGTCATTGAATCTCTCAAAAAAACTTGTTGCTTGACTTGGTAATATAACATCTATTTTATCATCCAAAAATCCTCTTTTAACCACACTTAAAAATCTTCTTGCCTCTAAACTCATATCACTCACCACATCTATCTCATTGGATAAGTCAGTATTAACAATATCCGCAAATATCATCTGTAATGAATATGTGGTTGTATTCTCAGCGTAAGCTATATTGATAGGTGTTACAAATAAGAACGGATAGGTTGTGGTAGTTCCACTATCATTAACAAAATAAACAATATCCCCATAACCAAAGTTATTTAGTCGTGGTGACTGTTCTTGTTCTTGCTTAAGATAGTCCATTAACTTATGGAAACTTACATCGTGTTTCATCTTAATATTTTTTTAATATACTATTATTGTCATTTTTTATTTTTCTTAACTCTTCTTTTTGTTTTTCGTTTTGGTCTTTGATTAAAGCCGCCACAGATAAACATAAATATAAGTTTTCTTTTTCAACTTCTCTCATCTTTGTAATGTCCTCTTTTGCGAGCATATAAGTTAATTGAAAATAGAACCTCGCAGTAGCCTCTTTTGGAGCCATTTGGGTAGTGTCTTCAGTCCCTTCATCATCAACTTCTGTATCTTTGTCTTCTGTTCCAAAGAAACTTTTATATTGGAAATAGATGCGTTTACGATGGACAAAAAAAAATCCGCTACTTGAAACCAGTAACTAATTGGTACAGTTAAAAACTCTTCAGCACGACTACTGATTGTCTCACTATCATAAGGTTCAATTGTGTATTTATTACCCTTTCTTTTTACAATAGGACGATACATTACAGCCATAATCTTATGTATGTTATCCATTATGTTTTGACTTGAATATACCTCCAAATCAACCCAAGCACCCCATGCCATACTACCAAAGTCAGTTTCCAAACCATATTCAACACCATTATGTGTAAAAGTTGTTACAAGTTCTTTTAAGTTTGGTATTTGTATTTTTTGTTCCACAAAATTGTTAATAAGTTGTATCGTCTTTGGTGATAAGTTTTTTAACTTTGATACTGGAATATTGGTAAATAAACTAATCATCTCAATAGGTTCATTTACATATTTTTGTTCGTCTTTTATGAACTTTTGGTAAAGTTCAATTGTCATTTCTTCGGGTAGTTTAACTACTTCACTTCCGTTTACTAATTCTATCATACTATGGTTATTTTACCACTTCGTTTATTTAATTCACTTTCTAATACATATCTCGCTGCGTCTATAGAGTGGTTATATTCGTCAGCTGGCATATCCAATAATATTCCGTTTTTATCTGTTTTCCATTTATAAGAACCAAACTCATATAAGATATTTTTACTTTTCTCTGTTATAAATATATGGTGTCTTCTCATTAAATCTATTCCGTGTAATATGGAACGCTTATTAACGGGTTTGGCATTATATTTATTCCTTCTCAATTCTTCTATGTTCTGTGGGTTCGCAGAATCACACCAAATTGTATCCGTTCTTTCTATACCACATTGTTCCAACTTGTGGATAATGTCTGGCATTGTTAATCCTTTGGAATATAATAATTCATTTAAGTATAAAGTATCCTCATCTTTATATACTTCTATTAAAGTGGTGGGGTCATTGTACCCCCAGTCCATACCTCTACCTAATAACTTTGCTTGTGGGGGTATTTGTTGTATTGTGTTGAACTTATTAAAGACAAGTGTGGTAGCAATACCCTTCTCACCTAATGAATAAATCCTATAAAGGTTTTCGTCCTTATCTTTTAGGCTTTCCAACTCCTTGATAATATTGTCATCAACAAATGGGTTGTCCCTCCAAGTTGTCTTAAAGTAATAACAATCATCTCGCTCCTCCAACTCATATACCCAACACGATAATTCACTCGGGTTTAAGTCACAAATAACCTTATCTGTTGTTCTAAATATTAACTGGTTCCAGTCCTCAATCCTTAACTCATTTGCTTCATTACAATAAAGATAATCTCTTTTACTACCTCTTAACTTCTGCGGTTCATCAACGGAGAACCAGTTGATTATATTTGTACCCAATTCATAATAACCCTCTTGTTTGTGAAACTTTGCTGGGTCATACATACCAAACAACTCTAATATCTCAATTAAATCTTTTAATACAGAGTTTTTAAGTGATGGTAATGTTTTACGGACTATTGATAATGTTTTCTTATCCTCCCTTAATAATTTATAAATCCAATAAATTAGGATATTAAATGTTTTACCACTTCTACTACCACCTTGTGCCACAACAATCCTTTTACCAAGTTCATCACTTGTTAATAACTCCTCAAATACTTTGGTTGTCTGTATCTTCATAACTTCTCTATCATCTTATCAAACCATAGGTCAAGGTCATAGTATCTACTATTTGTTCCTTTATCACCCGTATAATAATGTTCTCCTTTACCATAAAACATCTGTGTTGTTTTATTATGTCTTTTACCATTATTAGTTTTACTTACACTACCATCATTTAATGCGTCATCACATACAAGTAGGTTGGGGGTAAAGCGTCCTTGTTTAGCACTATCATCAAAAGAACCAACAAACTTTATATTGGGTCTTTCAGCCATAATACCAACTTGAACTTTGTTTTCATATTTCCCCCTTGTAGTGTCTTCAGTATCATCAACAAAAGGTATTCTACAATCATCCAACCACATTATGCCCTTACTATATTTCATAACTTCTCTATCATCTTATCAAACCATAAGTCAAGGTTGTAGTATCTACTATTTGTTCCTTTATCTCCATAGTTGTCTGGACTATTTGCTTCATTATCCATAGTGTCTCTACCCTCAAAATATCTTATTCTTGTTCTTTTTTTTATACCAGAATATTTACCACCACCATTTACACTACCATCATTTAACATATCATCACATACTAATAAGTTAGGGGTGAAGCGTCCCCTAACATCTATTTCATTTAGTGATGAACGGAATTGCGTAATTGACCCTTCACTTATTTTACCCTTTTCTGGCATCTTATAGTTTCCCTCCAATCTATACTTTGGGTTAGTCGCAGGGTTAGGTGTATCCTCAAAAGGTATTCTACAATCATCCAACCACATTATCCCCTTACTGTATCTCATAACCCCTCTAATAATTTATCAAACCATAAGTCCAAATTGTAATATCTACTATTTGTTCCTTTATCACCTTGTGTCATAATTGGTTTTTTATCATTATGATTATTATACCAACCATCAGTTTTTACACCAGTGTTTTTTCTTAAACCACTGGACTGACTACTTATATTACCATCATTTAACATATCATCACATACTAATAAGTTGGGGGTAAAACGACCTTTATTAGATGGTATTATCTTTTCTCCTTTACCAACCTCTTTATTACCGAATAAAGAACCCATACCACCTATACTATTTTGTATATCTATTTCATCAACAAAAGGTATTCTACAATCATCTAACCACATTATGCCCTTACTGTATCTCATAACTTATCTATCATCTTATCAAACCATAAGTCAAGGTCATAAAACTTTGAGTTAGAACCTCCATCACCAACAGACCTTAACATTTCCATACCATCTTTTGCTTTGGTAAGTTTTTTTCTCCCATCGTGATTTCCTATAACACCTCTTCCTATTCCTACTTGGGTTATTTTTTGTTTTGTTTTTTTACCAATATTACCATCATTTAACATATCATCACATACAAGTAGGTTGGGGGTGAAGCGTCCTAAACCCGCTTCTCTGTCTATTCTTCTAAATCCCCAACCTTGATTATTACTATCCATATTACCACCATCTCTACCACTTATTCCATTTTGTAATGGGTCAGTTTCTACAAAAGGTATTCTACAGTCATCCAACCACATTATGCCCTTACTATATCTCATAAGTCCAACTTTGTCTGTGTGTCCTTTATTTCCGTCTTAAAGAACTTGATTAGTTCCTCCCTACTAACATCTAACCTCTGTTGGATAATCTCAAAGTATTCTTCCTCCCTTTCAACACCAATAAAGTTTCTGTTTAATAACTTGGAAGCAATACCAGTTGTTCCACTACCCAAGAACGGGTCAATAACCCAGTCCCCTTCCCTTGTGAATAAGGTGATGATGTAGGACATAAGTTTAACTGGTTTTGTGGTGGGGTGAGTGTTCTTTGATGTTGTGGGTCTGTTCTTTTGTGGAACATTAAACTTTTCTTGTCCCTCGTCTCTTTGTGATTTCTTTTTTTCCTCACCAGTCATACCAAAATCCTTTTCCTTCTTTGCTGGTTTTGGAACTTGAAGGAAGGGGTAAGTCATTTTGATATTGTCGGGTAATGCCTCAAAGTTTAAGACATTATCTATGTAGGACTTTGACCCGTGTGGTTTCATACCAATAATGATATGTTCTATCGCTGGTTTGGGTTGGAATCCTAATTTAGACCCCTCATACTTTTTAATCAATTCATCGTCAGCACCTAACCTTTTATCAATCATCTTACTTGTATCACTTGCTTTGGGGAAGCCCGTATGATAAGTCCATAAGATAGGACTGAAGGACATATCAAACCCCGCATCTTCCAAGTCCTTTATCATACGATACAATACATCACTACGGGGACTACTCATCACCGCAATAAATGAACCAGGTTTTAATACCCTATAACACTCCTTCCAAATGTCAGTTGAAGGTAATACTTTATCCCAACCCTTACCCATAAACTCAATTCCATACGGGGGGTCAGTCGCCAGTAAATCTACTGAATTGTCTTTTAGTTCTTTTAGCACCTCAGCGCTGTCTCCATTAAATAAATGTTGTTCCATAATTTTTTATATCTTTTCTTTTATTGGTTCATCTTCATCAGTGTCAGTGATGATTATTTCTGTTGGTTTAATCACCAACCAATCAGTTTCATTATCCATCATATCAAGTCCGTACCTTGTTCCTATAATGTTCTCACTCATTTGTTCTTAATGTTTGATTTAATCTTTTTATACTAAACTCAACATACTTGGGGTTTAGTTCATACCCTATGTAGTTTCTGTTTAAGTCCTTACAAGGTAATCCAGTAGTCCCTATTCCACTAAAAACATCAAGGACTACATCACCCTCATCTGTTAGTAAATTGATGAAGTATTCTGGTAGTTGTCTGTGATATGGTGCGGGGTGTCTAATGGTATTGTCCCTTGCCAGTGCTGCGGTGTGAAACCTAAACACATTATCGGGTCTAACTTTCTCGGGTAATCTCTCTGCGTTATATTCAGTTTTATTACCCCTTTCCCCATCAGTAATAACCCCGTGATTTTTTAATTGCCAAGGATATTTCCTTCTATCACTTGTTGCTTTTGACTGCTCTTGTAATACCCTATCCATATAAAACTTTAACTGCTTTTGGTTCTTAACAAAATGGAATATAAACTCTGTGGTATTTCTAAACCTTTTATGAGAACCATTTGGTATGCCGTTCATCTTATGCCAGATATAAGTGTCATAAAACTTTAATTTGGTTTCCTTTTGTGAGCGATGTATCAACTCATAAATAAAAGGGTTTCTCAATCCATTAGAACAATTATCATTGATGTTTAGAATAAAACTACCACTTGGTTTTAATACTCTGTGTATCTCGTTGAAAAGGGGTAATAACCAATCACAATATTCATTTGGTTTTTTAATGGATATATTCTTACCATAATTCACAATATCTGCGTAAGGTGGACTTGTAACAACCAAATCAACAGAGTTGTCTGGTTGTCCTTTAATCAAGTCAAAACAATCACCTTCCAAGATAATACTACTCATCCTCTTTTTTATTTCTAATAATCTCAATTTGGATTTGTTTATTATCAATCTTATCACCTTGAGTTGTAACATCAACTTTGGTTTGTTCGCTCCAATTATCACCAAACTTATTCCTCATAACCAAACTCCATAATCTTGAATTAAACTTATTTCCACCATCATCTATCATCGCACTATGTGCCAAGTTATACCAAAACTGCTCGCACAATTTTTTATACTCTTGGACGGCTTCATAATACTTTTTATTTCTCTTGAGAAGGTGGTAGTGTCCCTCCCAACTTATACCTAGTATAATTAAAAACTCTGTTATGTGTTTTCCTTCCCTACCAGCCTCAATGATAATCTCATACCATCCTTCGGGCATTGTGGTTTCCAATCTAGGTCTACCCCCTTTGTTTTTACCTTCTGTACTCATATATCTTTTATCTTTTGTAACGAACAGTATATACTTCTATTCCTACTTTAATTTGTTTTATAGCCTCCTCCAATGATGGAATTGCTGAACTTGCTGGATATAACTTGCTGTAAGTATCCATAATCAATACCTTATCCAAATCACTATACTCTTCAATGGTTTTACCAGCAATTATTTCATTATAAGTTTTCTTTGCTTCATTGATATAATCTACATTATGTAAATTATTCATTACCTTTTTATTTTTACAACGACTACAACTCATATATTTGATAATCTTTATTCTTGAATATATCGTTTATTAACTCAACCATTTCATAATGTTCTTTTTTAATTGCTCTGTCTTTTATATTATTCAACACCATAATTATGGATAGTCCCAAATTAACCTTACTTGAACTAACCCTAATCATTGTACTTGCCACTAAATATATTAGTTGTCTACGCAAGTTGTATTTATCTTCAACAGAATAATTAAAATAACACATATAATATAAATATACTAAAACTTTATTAAAACTTAAATTAAATAAAAAAAACTCCACCTTTTACAGTGGAGTTTTATGGAAGACATTAAAGAACCAAGTTATAAATAAATCTTATGATTTGAGTAATATGAAAAAGAATCACTTGGCGTCTTGTAATATAAATATACTGAATTATTTTTTGTCGGTAAAGTAGTTTTTGTATTTTTCCATAAATTGCTGGTGGATATTCTCTTCGGTATTATATCCTAATATCTTGAATAATAGTTTTAATTGTTCCCTTATATCTTCCGTATCCTCAATATTCCAATGTCCGTAGGGGTATTGCTCCAATCTCTGTTTTTTCTTATATTGAATATGTCTACACTCCTTACAATTAGCACTATAAAAAGAATTGCTCTTAATAAATAATCCTACTGGTAAATATTTTTCACAGTCATAACACCATACATCTCCATTACAATTTATCCTTTCTGCTATAAATCTATTCTTACGCATATATTCCTAAATATATGTAATATATTTTTTTTT